GCGGCGCCGGCCCAAACCATGGCGATGAAGCCTTCCAGAACCATCATGTTGTAGAAGGTCATGCGGCCTTCCTTCTCGCTCTTAACCGTGCGGGAGATGATGGCGGTCTGGGTAGAATGGAAGCCGGACAGGATGCCACAGGCCACGGTCACAAAGAACACAGGCAGGAAGTGGCCATTGGCAAAGTACTCGCCATAGCTGAACGCAGCAGTGGAGCCGTCAGCCGCAGTCTGGAACGCGGCGAAGGCGGGGGCCTGCCAGTTATCCCACAGGTTCAGCAGGGGATAGCCCTTGACGAACAGGCCGGCGAACACGCCTACGGCGGAGAACAGCAGGATTGCACCGAAGATGGGGTAGATCTTGCCGATGATGGCGTCGATGGGGAACACGGTGGCGATCAGATAGTAGACAAAGATCGCCCCATAGATGACCCAGGTGGAGACGGAGGTGGCAGCGCCGTCAAAGCCGAAGATTCCGGTGGCGGCGATGTCGCCGGGGGTGTAGATGAACACAGCACCCACCAGCAGCAGCAGCAGGCACACAAACACGTTGTAGATCCGGTAAATACCCTTGTTGGAATACTTGTGGATCATGGAGGACATCTGGGAACCGCCGTCACGCAGGCAGATCATACCAGAGAAGTAGTCGTGCATGGCGCCGCCGATGATATTACCGATGGGGATGGTAATAAAGGCGATGGGACCAAAGAGGATGCCCTGGATGGGGCCAAAGATAGGGCCGGTACCTGCAATGTTCAGCAGATTGATCAGCATATTCTTCCACTTGGGCATGGGCACATAGTCCACACCGTCCTGCTTGGAATAGGCCGGAGTCTGCCGGTCATCGGGACCAAACACCTTTTCGCAGATCGCGCCGTAGACAGCGGCACCCACGAACAGGATGACAAGGCCGATGATGAATGTAATCATACACACACACTCCTTAACATTCGTTCTCTCTTCTCTCAATACCGTCCGGAGCCGGCGCGCGTGACCCGCCGACGATCCCAGAACGTGAATAGTATAGCACAGAATCTGTAAAAGTAAAGAGGCCAACCCGGTGAAATACGACAAAAATAGCAATTCCTGTGCAAAAAAGTTCAGCGTAATGCAGTGCTAAATCAAACTAAATCCCAGAGCGGCTCCGGGCCGCGCCAGCTTCCTGGGCACAGGCTCCAGAACCGGAGCGGCGGGCACAGAAAAAGGCGGAAACAGCTGTCAGCGTCCCAAGCTGAATAATTAGAATAAATGCGAGAGAACTCGACAAGAGTTTTCCCGCATTTATTTTTTTGTCAAAAAGCCAGCAGAAAAGGAGGCGGGCAGGTTGAGTAAAAGACATCTCATGCTGAAAGACCGCATGGAACTTGAAAGATTGTATGGAATAGGGTTCGGTGCGGCGGAGATCGCAACGAAGCTGAAAGTCCATCGCTCCACTGTGTACAACGAGTTGAAGCGCGGAGACACCGGAGAGATGGACGAAAATGGGCGGTTTGGGTATAGCGCGGAGCTGGCGCAGCAGAGACTTCTTGAAAATTACCGCCAGAGAAGAACGGCGAGAGCCTGACCAGGGAGAGGGGTACATATATGAAAGCCGCATACTGCGAAATCAAACGGGGCCGGAACTGCGTGACGGTCAATTACTATTCTAAGGAGGGATACGGCCTGGAGCTGGGCTGCCGCAAGCTGGAGCGGGAGCGCCGGGAGGCGTATGCGGCAAAGCGGCGCAGGCTGAACAGAATTAGGGAGAACATCGGGGCGGGCGTTGGTATGCTGGGATTTCTGCTGCTTCTCTGTGCGGGAGGAACTGAGGAAATTTCCGTGATTGTCATGACCGGGGCCGCCGGGCTGGCGTTGATGGTACTGGGCGGATGGCTGGGCCATGCGTTCTACGGCCAGGAGGAAAATGCAGAGTGGCTGCGCCGGATGCGGGAACGGGGAGAAGTGGAATGACCGAGGAACGAGAGGCCATCCACCGGCGGGCAATCGAAAGAGAGCGGGAAAACCGCTGGAACGCAAAAGGCCGGGCCTGTGTCACCCATCCTAAGTACGGTTCTGTGGTGGTGCCGCACAGCTCCAACCTCGCGGCCTTGATGAATGCGGCGGAATACTGGGGCTGCGACTGGTCGGAGATCACCGGCGCGTCGGTCATGGTGGCAAAACCAGGAGACGGCCCGGCAGTGAAACCGAAAGAGTTTTGCAACCTGGTTGCAAGTGATTTGAGATGATCGGAGGAACTGAATATGAAAGTGAGAATTAACGCCCATGGAAATGCCTTGCCGGAGGCTCACGGAGAATGGATTGACCTTTGCACAGCAGAGGACACCACACTGAGCTTTCTGGAGTACAAGATCATTTCCCTGGGCATTTCTATTGAAATTCCGGTGGGCTACTACGCCCATATCGTGCCGAGGTCGTCCACATTTGGGAAGTGGGGCATCCTGCTTGCCAACAGCATGGGTGTGATCGAGAACGATTACTGCGGCGACGGGGATGTGTGGGGCTTCCCGGCGGTGTGCCTGCGCAAGGACGGGACAACCATTCCAAAGGGAACACGCATTTGTCAGTTCCGGCTTGTGGAGAAAGCGCCGCCTGTTGAGTTTGTGCAGGTGGAGAGCCTGGGAAATGAAAACCGGGGCGGATACGGAAGCACCGGAGAGCGGGCGGGTATGACCGAGAGCAGACAGCCGCAGGAAATGCCGGGCCAGAGAATGAGCCGGGTCGAGCGGATGTTTGGGAGCCGTGATAGCTGGGCTACACCGGCGGCGGACGATGGACAGGGGCCGTATAAGGGGTTCTTGATGATCGAGTGCGAGGAGTGCGGAGCGGTCAAAGCGTTCTGCGCAAAGCGGGAGACCTACGGATTTAAGTGTTCCTGTGGGCATGAAACCCCGCTGGAAAATTTGCGCCCGCTGTTCATGCACTGCAAATGCGGAAAGAGCTTCCGATACAAAACCAATGTCACGGCACAGACCATCACCCACACCTGCCTGAATTGCAAGGCTCCGGTGGACATGGAGCTGAACAGCAAAGGTAACGCGTATGTGACTGTTGGAGTGAGAAAGGGGCAAGCATGAAAAAGTTTTTTGAAATCTTGTCTGCTGCGTTGTTCTTAGCGGTGACGGTAACTTGGGCCGCAGCCCTTATTCTGGCCGGGCCTGCACTGCTGAAACTCTGTATTCTGTACCTGTTTGGATAAGGAGGGGCAGACATGAAGCTGTCAAAGTATGTGAAGCTGGTCAAGGGCGGCGGATATTGCATGGTCGCCCATGTGGAAGATAGCGGGATTTGGCTGGGAACCAGATCGGCAATCTTCCGAGCAACCGAGCTGCCGGACATGGTGGGAGAAGAACAGGTGCGCACGGTTCTGGATATGCCGGAAAAGGCATGGGAGAAAGTTCATTTTGACGAGCGCTGGGAGGGCACAGTTAAAAGCATCTTCGGGATGAACCTTTCTGACTATGCGGACGGCGAGCAGGACACCGAAAAACTGAAAGTGATGGCAGCGCCGGATGGGCTTTGGTGCGATTGCCGCCGGAGCATGGATGATGGTGAGCTGATCTTTTACCGCGAGGCGATGCTCTCTCCCCTGGCGGAGCAGATCAAGGAAAGCGACTACATCAGGTACACGGTCAGAAAAATGGAGGGCGGCCAGCGGTATTTGGTGGTGCATGACGGGTTCGAGGTGCTGGCGGCGATCATGCCGGTGCGGATTGTGACCGAAAAGTATCTGGCAGACCTGTCGGAGTTTCAGGCGCTATGCACCGAGCAGTTTTACCGCGAGCAGGCGCGGGGAGAGTTTGCGGCCCAGGAGACCGAGGAGCCGGATGCGGAGCAGATCGGGATGGAGGATGGAGAGGAGTGAACGGAGCGCTTTTGTCATCCAAGAAGATGGATTACTGCACACCAAAGGAGTTCTTTGCAGAACTGGACAAGGAATTTCATTTCGCATTGGACGCAGCGGCGACAGAAGCCAGTGCAAAGTGTGCAGCATTTTACACCCCGGAAAATGACGGGCTGACAAAGCCGTGGAATATTGCGGGGGGGGGGGCTGTGTTCTGTAATCCACCTTACGGACGAGAGATTGGGAAGTGGGTGCGAAAAGCATACGAGGAAGCGCAGAGCGGGGCCACCATTGTTCTGCTTATCCCGGCCAGAACGGACACCAGTTATTTTCACAACTACATACTGGGACACGCGGAAATCCGGTGGGTGCGAGGGCGGATGCGGTTTGAGGATGAAGATGGGATGGTTTACCCACCTGCGCCATTCCCGTCCATGGTGGTGGTCTACAACAGAAAGAAAGCAGAACGGGATGGAGGTTACAACGGAAAATGAAAACTGAAACCGTGGAAGCTCGGGCGGTAAAGATTGCTGCGAAAATTATGCAGGCAGATGGACTTTGCCGTTACGATGATGTGGACAAGTGCCGCAGGGTATATGCGACTAAGGAAACCTGCGAGCGGTGCATCCATTCGTGGCTGCTGACCAAGGCGAAAGTGGAGCTAATCAGAGAGGGGAAAATGAAGCATGAATGTTGAAAGAGCGCGGGAAATTCTCGACCCGGAACATCGGGAGAACTACGACGGTATGGAGGCTGTAAATGAGGCTTGCCGGATGGGGCGGGATGCGCTGGGGAAACTGGTGCCGCTGCGCCCCTATCCTGACGGCGATAAAAGTATCATGGCCTGTCCCCGCTGCGGGAGCGGCGAATACCTGCACAATGAGGACGGGAATGAGCAGAACTTCTGCGGGCAGTGTGGGCAGGCTATCGAATGGAGATAAGCCATGAGGACTGAAAAAGTCGAGATGCGGCCTGTGCTGAAATATCCGGGGAGCAAGTGGAAGATGGCCGAGTGGATCATATCGCTTATGCCGCCGCACAAGAGCTACCTGGAACCGTTTTTTGGAAGTGGAGCAGTCTTTTTCAAAAAGGAGCCAAGCCGCATTGAAACCATCAACGATATGGACGGCGAGATCGTCAACCTGTTTCGATGCATCCGGGAAGAACCGGAGGAGTTGATGCGGTGTGTGACCATGACGCCATACAGCCGAGCGGAGTATGAACAGGCGTGGGGAAAATTTCGGTTCCGCGCTGGTGTTCCGAGCGTGGGGGTGGAAGCGGCCAGGATGACGCTGGTTCGCTATTGGCAGAGCCACGGGAGTACATCTGTTTACAAGGGCGGATGGAAAAACGACCGCGCAGGCAGAGAATACGCCTATGATGTGCGCTACTGGAGACAGCTGCCGGAATGGATAGCAGCAGCGGCGACCAGGCTGAAAGATGCACAAATCGAACAGGCCCCGGCGGTGGATGTGATACGGCGTTTCCAACACCCGGAGGTGTTGATCTACGCAGACCCGCCCTATGTGATTTCCAAGCGAAAAGGACGACAGTATGTTGTGGACATGGTGGAGGACGCGGAGCATATCGAATTGCTGGAAGCGCTGAAAGACCATACAGGGCCGGTCATTCTATCCGGGTATGACAACGAACTGTACGACCGACACCTACAGGGGTGGATGAAGCTACATAAAAAGGCGTTGGCTGAGGGGGGTGGGAAAAGGACGGAAACTGTGTGGCTGAACTATGAACCACAGGTAACATTGATTGGAGATAAGCTATGACAAATAAGCAGACGAGGAGCGGAAAAAGCCAGCTCAATTTTCTTGACGAGATCATAGTGGACAACTTTGCGGGGGGCGGCGGGGCCTCCACAGGCATGGAGCTGGCAACAGGGCGTCCGGTGGCAATCGCCATCAACCATGACCCTGATGCAATCCTAATGCACCGGACAAACCACCCATACACGGAACACCTGCAAGCGAGCGTGTGGGATGTAGACCCGAGAGAGGTTTGCCGGGGCCGCCCGGTGGGACTTGCGTGGTTCTCGCCGGATTGTAAGCACTTCTCCAAAGCCAAAGGCGCGGCGCTGGTAGACCGGAATATCCGGGGCCTTGCGTGGATTGTGCTGCGCTGGGCCGGGACTGTCCGCCCGCGGGTGATTATCCTGGAAAATGTGGAGGAGTTCGTTACCTGGGGGCCTGTACGAAAAGGAAAACCGGTGAAGAAAAAAGCCGGACAGACCTTTCAAAAATGGAAGCGGCAGCTTCTGGAGCTGGGGTATCAGGTTGAACACCGGGAGATCGTTGCGGCAGACCTGGGAGCGCCGACCACAAGAAAACGCTTTGTGCTGGTTGCTCGCTGG